CGGCAAGTTCACTACTTTAACCGCCACTACTCAATATGATGGTGCTGTATTTGGGCCAGTAAACGGAACTATAGGTGCAACTACTGCTAACTCGGGTGCATTTACTACTGTATCTACAACAGCCAATCTTACAGTAAATGCAAATGCTAGTATTACAGGTAATTTAGTAGTAGGAAATATATCAGGAAGGGTTGCACCTAGAGTAAGCAGTACTGCTAGTATTACAAGTCCATTAGATTGGAACAGTAACAACTTTGATCAATATGCTGCAACAGCACAAGCAGGAGCTTTAACTATCAATGCAGATGCAGGTACGCCTGTTGATGGTCAAAAAGTATTGTTTAGATTTAAAGACAATGGAACTGCTAGAGGATTAACATGGACTACTGGCGCAACTAATGCTTTTAGAGCAGTGGGTGTTACTCTTCCAACTACCACTACCATTAGCAAAGTAACTTATGTTGGATGCATATATAATGCAGCTGACAGCAGGTGGGATGCTATTGCTGTGACTACGGAAGCATAATTGGATTAATCTAAATGGCAAATAAAGCACGAAAATATTCATATGCTGAAAGTTTAGCTCCTAGCACTTCAACCCTTAACACTGATACTACAAAAGTTACACTCAATTTTGCCCCAGACGCAAACAGTGATTATGTATATATTTGGAACGCTGACGTAGCAATGAGCGTTATTACAGATGATATTGTAGTAACTCTTAAAAATAATAGCGCGACTGCTTTATCTATTACTAACTGGGAAGCAAAAGATATTACAGATTATAACACGATATCTGGTATCGCTAAAGAATCGTTTGGAGCATCACCTACTAGTCAAAGTATTACTTTAACTTGGAGAAATGAAACTAGTGGTAGAACTGCATCTATTAAAAATGCTAGAATTATTGCAATTAAATTAACTAGTGCAGATGCATTCGTAGAAAATACAGCTGACTCATCAACAACTTCTGCAAGTTTACAGACTGCAACAACACTTACTTTTACACCTGCTACATCTGGCAATTATCTAATTATTGGTTCATGTGAATCGAGATCAGCATCAACTACTGTTTCAGTTAATACTCAAATAACTTATAATAGTGTTGCTTATAGTGCAGCAGCGTCGAGACCTAACGATACTACAAATTATAGCAGTAGTCTATTACAAGCCTCTGTTGGCACATTAACAGCAACGTCACAATCTGTTACGTTTCAATACTCTTCTGGTACAGCAGGTACAGCAGTAAATTGTCGCAGAGCTAGATTACTTGCACTTAGATTAGATGAATTTACCACTAGCAGCATAACAACTGATAATGCTGCTACCACTACCACAAGTATTACTTACGAGACTAAAACTACTACAGGTGCAGTTTCTACTACTAATGGACTTCAATATTTGGTTATTGGTACAGCATCTTGCGGTCCAGTTACTGGCACCTCAGGAACTATCTCTGTTGGTTATGGACTAAGTGTTGGTGGGACTTATGTTGCTGAAAGATTTGTTGAATCAATTAGTAATGGTCTTTATGCTCCAGGCAATTTTGGTGCATTTACAGTAATTACAGCAAGCAGTGATACACTTACGACAAATTTTGATTATTATGTTGAACAGGTAACCCTTACAAACCCAGCTGACGAAGTTACTCTAAGTGTATTATTACTTGAAGCTACTGATTTATATTGGGTTGGCGGAACAGGAACTTGGGACGCTTCATCTAACACTAATTGGGCTATAACTTCTGGAGGAACAGGGTCAGCTGGAATACCTAAATTAGGAACTAATGTTTATTTTGATTCTGCTTCAGATTTGGGTGGTATATTTACTGTAACTATTAGTACAGGCGCAACTTGTAAAGATTTGACAGTGTCGGGTTTAGATCAAACTATGACTTTAAGTGGCTCTGCTGCTATGTCTGTATATGGTAATTTTTCAGTTCCTGCAACAAACTTTACACAAAGTTATACTGGTACAATTACATTTGCTGCTACTGCTAGCAAAACTATAACTACTAATGGTAAAAGTTTTACAGCATTTACTTTTGACGGTGTTAGTGGCACATGGACATTGCAAGACAACCTAACTCTTACAGGTGCTGCTACGCTTACTAATGGTACTTTTGCACTAGGATCTTACACATTTACATGTGATAACTTTGCAAGTAATAACAGCAATACTAGAACAATCAATTTTGATACTGGTAAAATCGTAGTTTCATCTGCTTCTACTGCAACAGTTTGGAATACATCAACAGTAACTAATTTAACAGTTAGTGGTACACCATTAGTTGAATTAACGGGTGGTGGCGCTACTACGAAAACTGTAACTTTAGGTGCGTTATCAGAATCTAATTCTATCAGCGTTACATTGAACACTACCGCTGGTACAGTAGCCTTAACTGGTTCTGCTAGAAACTTAATTCTCGCTAATAATAGTTTTACATTGAGTAATGCTGCTAGAACAATTTATGGCGATTTCACAATCAATGGTACTAGTCCTACTTTAACTGCTGGCACAGGTACCACGACATTTGGCGCTACCAGTGGCACTAAAACCATTACTACAAATGGAAAGACATTAGATTTTCCTATTACATTTAATGGAGCTGGCGGAACTTTTTCACTTGCTGATGACCTTACAATTGGAACAAGTACCTCAAGGGCAGTTGTATTAACTAACGGAACATTAGAACTAAACGGCAAAAATTTAAATATTTACGGTACATTTGCTCTTTCACAAGGTCTTTACTCTCCAGATAGACAATTACTTAATACACCAGGTGGTACTAATAAGATAGTATTATCTATAGTTGCAAGTTCAAGTACTCAAGTTTGGAACTCAAATGATCTAAGATCGTATTATACCGATGGTAAAGTTAATGTACAAATTACAGGTACAGGATTATATTATCCAGGTAGAACAACTGACGGTATTACTTACCTTGATACTTTATTAAATTGGCAAGTTTCTAGTACAACAGGTGACATTTATTTTGGCGATGCTACCTGGGGAGGATCTTTTAGAAATCTAACCATTGATAATAATGTTATTAATGTCTTTATGTATGGAGCAGTTTATACCGGCAATTTATCAATTGCCGGTACTAATCCAACTATCAGTAATTCAGCAGCTTCATATACTTGGACTTGGTTCGGATCATCTACAAAAACAATTAACATGAATGGTAATAATAGTAATCGTTTAGATTATTCAGCTACCATTAACAGTACAAGTGGAACAGTACAGTTACTACATAATTTAGATATTGGTGCAAATCCAACAGCAAGAACTCTTACCTTAACTGCCGGCACATTAGATCTAAATGAATACAATCTTACACTTTATGGCGGAGTAACTACTACAAACGCTAACACCAGAACTATTGATTTTGGATCTGCATCAAAATTTATATTATCTGGTGGTACTGGTACAGTATGGAATTCTGGAACTGCCACAAATTTTTCAGTATTAGGAAATAATCCACTATTGCAATTAACAGGCGATGCTAATTCGGGCAGCAACTTTACATTTACATTTGGTACTCATTCAGAAGCTGGATCATTGAATGTACAACTTTCATCTGTTACAGGCCCAACAAGTGTAGCTATAACAGGAACTCTTAGGGATTTAACTATTGACAATTATGATATAACCCTAAGCAATGGCACTAGGTCTCTTTATGGTAATTTGTTAATATCTGGATCCACACCTACATTAAGTGCTGGTAACAGCATAACAACTTTTGGAGCCACAAGTGGCATCAAAACAATTACAACTAATGGCAAAACATTAGATTTTCCTATTACATTTAACGGTACTGGCGGAACATGGTCATTAATAGATGACTTAGCAGTTGGAACTACAACATCACGAACAGTGACTTTAACTGCTGGTATATTAGATATAAATTCTAAAAATTTAACTATATTTGGTGTTTTTTCTTCTTCTGGTACTGGTACTAGAAAAATACAAAATACTGGTGGTACTGGTAAAATAATTTTGTCATTAAATACTACAACTACGGTTTGGAGCACTGCTACAGTTACAAACATGACCACTGATGGAAACGTCATTGTTCGTTTATCTGGTGGTGGCGTGGGTACCAAAACTATATCTGCAGGTGCATTATCAGAAGCAGATGCTATTAATTTTGAAATTGCATGTACGGCAGGCATAGTTGCATTTACCGCCAATAATACTGTTGAAAATCTTACACTAGAAAATACGGCATATACTTTATCTAATATTGCAATCACAATTTACGGCAATTTAACTCAAACCGGTGTTTCAGCAACATTAACTGGTGGTGCTAATACTTGGACTTTTGCAGCAACAAGCGGTACAAAAACAATTAGTGCTACACAAACATTAGATTTTCCATTAACATTTAATGGCGCTGGCGGAACTTGGCAATTACAAAATGCTTTGACTATAGGATCTACAAGACTTGCAACGTTAACAGCTGGCATCTTAAATTTAAATAATAATAATTTTGTTGCAGCTGGCGGATTTGCAGTTACCGGTACAGAAACTAAAGTTCTAGCTCATGGTACTGGTAATTTAGTAATTAGTTTAGCAGGCGCAACAGCATTTAATGCTACTGGTTCAAACCTAACTTCTACAGGTACAGGTTCAATAAGTATGACCGCAGCTACCGCAAAAACATTTGTTGGTGGCGGCAATTCCTATAATGCTTTAAGTCAGGATGGACTTGGAAATCTAACAATTACTGGTAGTAATACATTTAAAAATCTTACTAACACAGTACAGCCTGTAACAGTAACAATTACTAGTGGTACAACTCAAACATTCACTGAAGGTTTTTCATTAAATGGTATTTTAGGAAGTATAGTCACTCTAAATACTACCACTACAAGTGCAGCTACATTGACTAAATCTAGTGGTTTAATTACAGTAAAATATATAAACATCAGTTATAGCACAGCTACAGGCGGCGCTACATGGAAAGCTTGCACTGATGAAGGTGCGGTAGATGGCGGAAACAACAGTGGTTGGCTATTTCAGTCATGTGCTGGTTCTTCAAACATGTTAATGATGTTTCTTTAGAAAAGTTGGATTGGTAAATAACTTATATAAAAATGCAATAGGAAAACACTATGTCTTTAAAAGAACCTATATACAGAACCGAATATGTTGGAGAAACAATTACTGGTTACCATAAAAACGGTGAAGCATATAGTGTCTTTGTGCAGCCCAGAGAAAACGTTTTTACTCCTACACAATCTAATATGGCTATTGTTTTAGGTAACGGCTTAACTAAAAATTATAATGATGTTCAAAATCTAATTAGAATTAATTCTGCTAAAACAGCAGAAGGATATAAGTTAACATATGCTTGCAATCGTGCAGTTAGCGATAAAATTAAATATGATTATTATATACTTAAATCTAGAGCTTTTTTATCAGAAGTTAGTTATGAAAATTTAAGCCAGGTTTATCTTCCTAACAACATATTTTTAGATTACAAAGAAAATAGTAATCTAATTCCTTTTAAAAACTATTTAGATGCAGGAGCTACCGCAGCGTATCTAGCAGCATTTGATGGTCATAAGAAAATATTTTTATTTGGATTTGACGGTGATTTAGGTAATGGTTGGCAAACTGTTTATGATGGGGTAGTTCCTTATATTGATAACAATAATAAAGCAGATTTTAATAAATGGACTGCTTATTTGCTAGAAGTAATGAAAACGTATCCCAATGTTGAGTTTATTAGATTACAATTAGACGGACAAAAAGCACCAGCAGAATGGCGTAGTCTTCCTAACTTTAGAGATGCTAACGTAAGACAAGTTGTATTAGCTGGTGATTTCTAATATATCTTTCATTGTACTAAGTTTAGACTGTATATCTTGATTATTTAAACTATTCCACAACCCAGGATGTAACGGTTTAGGGAAGCTATCTACTTCACACCAGCTATAACCTTTATGCTCGTCGCATAGTATAGGTATAAATTCTTTATCAATTAAACATATAAACGTGTGATATTCAAAATGATTATCATCGCTTTTAAATAGTTCTAGAGGTATAATTTTATTAATAAAAATTTCATTACCTGTTTCTTCTTTAATTTCTCTATGAAGTGCTTGTATTACACTTTCATTATCTTCAACTTTCCCGCCTACTAATCCCCATGTATTACTATGAGTATCATTGTCTCGTAATAAAAACAATGCTCTTTTAGTATCATTTGCTAAAAGTAATGCTCCACACGCTTTAAACAATTTTATATTATTAATAGCCACTGGCCTTCCTTATATAAGCCTTCCCAACTCTTTTGCCACATTTCATCTACCCATTTATATTGTATTCCTGTATAAGCATTAGTAACATATTGTACAGTATTGACACTGTTGCTGTCAAAAATCACATTCCAAGTAGAACCGTCATATTCAATAATGTCATTTGCATAAGCAATAACTGGACTATTGTCGGCATTTCTCCATGCAATAGGATTATTATTAACGTTGTTGTTTACGTTTCCTATGTTGTTTTCTATTATTAGATACCTTTGTCCTGCAGCCGCAGTTGGCAAGTTAATACCAGGACCTGCTTTTAATGGATTAATAATACTATCAACTGCACTAATTGTATTAGTAGGTATTGTTGCTTCGTCAATATTGAATAATAATGTGTATGGATCTGTTGGATGATAAGATATTGTGCCAATCACAGTATTTCCATTTGTTTCATTAACAAATGCCATTTGGCTAACACCATTGGTTATTTCACCTATATAATTTATTACTCCCCTCCAAGGAATAGGTTCATTATTAGGTATAAGAACCTCCATTGGTCCTCTTGTTCCATAAAGTACATTTTTACTTAAAACAATTTCTCCATTAGCTATAATAGCATCGTAACCACTGGGGGTAAACCATTGTCTTGTTCCCAATCTATTAAATTCATCTAATAAGTTTTCTGCTAAATTACCTTCTCCGTCATAAATGCTTGCAACAATGCTAGTTACTGCATTTAATTTTTTAACTTTAACTGGTGGAGTAATATAGACTGGAATTTCAAAACTCATAGTAGCAACATCAATTGGGTCGTCTGTTCCGATCGGAATAGTTCTACTACTAAAATTCACATCAGTAAGTAATATCCAACTTAAACTAGTCCAATCTAAATAATTTTCAGTACTTTGAATTTCTAAACTGGGGTTAAACATTACTGCAATTTGTTCTAATAACTGTAATTTTTGATCTATATTGCTTGTATAAATGTCTAATTTTAAGTCTAATCTATATGGCACCGGCATATGACGTTCGATAGTCATAACATTTTTTTGATATGATTTTAACTCACCTGTTAAAGGATCAACTTCTCTTTCTCTAATATTTTTGGTTTCAACAAAGGTTGGATCAGCAATATGCGATCTATGATATTTTAAATTATCAACATAAACTACCATAAGAGGAACATTAGATAATGTATTTTCGCTATTATTTTTTAATAAAGCAGAAACATTTCTGTTAGTATCAGCGTATCTAACAGGAACAGTTTTATAAATTACATTACCATTTTCGTCGCGTCCATATTCAACTTGATATCCACTAAAATATCTTATAAATTGAGTTATAAATCTGCGTATCTGTCCGTCGTAGAAATACTGCATTTTGTTCCTTAAAAGTCACTTTTTGGTAATAACAATTTACTTAATGCTTGTCTTTGATCAATTACTTGACCATTATTCAAAACAGTCTTTTTATTATTGTTAAAGAAAGTACCAAGTTGCGTATTATTTACATTGCCAGTTAATGGTGCTCTAAGAACGTCATGTACAATTTGCCATTTACGACCGTCCCATCTATATAATGTATTAGGTAGATAATCAGTTCTTAATACATATTCGCCAAGTATTGGGGAATCTGGAAAATATGTTAAACTTTTTACAGCAAATCCGTTTGGCGCAATATCATCACCATTTAAGTATCTTAATGTGTCTTGAACAGGAGTTGAAACATTGCCGTCTATTTCTCCATTAGAATTAATAGAGTTTTGTATACTAGCTGCTGTATTAGCATCTAAAGGTAAAACAAAGAATTTTTCTGTATTGTATCCACTTTCAGGCACTAGTGCTTCAGCTTGATTTACGATAGCTGTATCAATTTGTAGATTTTTCAAATATGGACTCAATATATCTCTTAATGTGTTATCGCTTGAACCATCGTCAACCGCAGCTTGATCTAAAATATCTTTAAACTCAATACTGTCGACCATTGGCATGCATTTAACTCTAAATAAATGCGGCCACCAAGTTGGACTATGGCCTTCTGCTGAACGCATTATTTCGCTTACTACATAAAACTTTTTTAAACTAGCAGGAACATTACTATCTAAAGGCCAATAGTCTCTCATATTTGGCATTTCTAGAACGTCGCCAGGAATAAGTTTACGTCCAATACGCTCAATCATGTCATTAATATGAAAAGTAATGAATAAATTATCGTTGTTTAAAAACATACCAAATTGACTAAGATTGAATTCGTTGTCACTTAAGGTATAATGACCACGCATTTTATAAATGTCAGGTTCATATTTTCTGTTTCTGTTTTCTAAAAATAACAGGTCTTGAATGTTTTGCTCAGTTTGATTAAGATAAGTTGGTTGAGTAGCATCGCCAGAACCTAAATTAGCATTGGGATCAATTCCTAATAGTTTATGAATCCAAATCCCAACACCGCCAGCAGTGAATAATTCTCGAATTCGATTATCGAAAAATTTATAATCGTTGGAATGATTTTCTCGCCATAAACTTATTCTAGGCATTAGCAATAACCTTTTGCAAGTATTTATTGCTAAATGAAGTCACAAAAAAAGGGGGCTTGAGCCCCCAGTTATTAGCAAAAAGGAGTTGCTGTGAAAATTAAGCTGCCTTCTTAGCAGTCTTCTCGGTCTTAACCTTAGACGCAACACCACCCTTAGTAGTAGGCTTTGTTGCCTGGAAGTCTGCATGAGCAGCAATAAAGGCAAAAGCATCTTCCTTAGACATAGCCTTAGGAAGTTCAATCAGCTTAATATCAGTATGCCCGGACTTCTTGAGAATTGCTTCACGCTTTAGCGAGTTAGCAACACGATACTTAACAACACCATTAAGGGTGGAAACACCCGCAACTGTAAACTGCTTATTCATTTTAGTACTCCATTTAGTTGTGTTGAGCCCCACGCTCAACTTACTCAACTATAATAGCACCAATAGGGTATCAGTCAACCTAAAAAAATCTTTAACAATTTCAATAGGTTAGCAATCCTAAATTACTTGTATTTTTGGGCTATTTCTTGGATTCTTTGCTTCATATACCGAATTACTGCTTGAATTTCAGGATCGTTTTGGTTTTGGTTTAATTGGAGTTTATTTTGGACTTCGTAATCAAATGCGTATCTTACCATAATTTCTAGACTGTAGAGATCGTTGCTAGATTGAACAACTGTTTGCATAATAAACTCCTTAGGCTGTAATAACTTTATCAAATCCTTCGTCTGTGCTGGGCGGTACTAGTGCTGAAATCATGCCCATCATAATGTTATTTGGTATATGCTTGCCTGTTCTTCCAGCTAGACGCTTTTGCAACTCTTCTTCTGGAGGAGTTGGGAAGAACACTGCTATCTTTTCATAATGGTCTGGAACCATGTCTAATTTTGGTTTGCGACTTTTAGGATTGATATTGGTTTGATCCCATATTAAATCCAAATTCAAATCAAACGCCTGGCGAGCAACTTGATGTGCATAAGAATTTGCAGCTTTGATGTGATCTTTGAAAACATCGTTGTAGGTTTTGTTTTGTTTTTCAGCAATACGATCTATATAAGCATCGCTGCTAGCCACCATTGTACCCAAAGAATTATGCTGACTGATCCAAGTACTTTTTCCACTACCTGGAACACCAACCATCATATACAATTTTGGCATAAAAAACTCCTGTATGCTGTTATACAAAAAAAGCGTTGAAATGTCAACGCTTTTAAAAATTATAATTCTTGAATTTGATAAAGTCTATACGATGCGGGATGTTGCATCCTAAATTGAGTAGCAGCATCCTCACGACTGTTGGCATCAATTTCTATTTGTGCTTCGCCCCCATTGGGTGGCAAGTAGGTTACAAGATAAGTTCTTGCTTGCGGTGTTTCTGCTGCTCTTTGTGCTGCTCTATCTACTGTAGAACCTGCTACTGCTGGTTCAAAATCCATACGTACAAAACGACTACCTGTGCTAGAAATTCTTGACCAATTATTAAAAGCTTCCGTACTATTATTTGCTACTCTGCTACTTGCTTGCGGTGTATTTTGCGAATTTATAAAATGTATAGTGTAAGTACCTACACCCTGTTGCAAGTTAGCATGTTGTCTTTCGAATTCTTGTTGATTGCGTTCTCTAAAATCTTGAGGTTCAGAAAATGCTGGACGAGGTTCGCCTGGTCGTGCAGTAACACTTGCTGGAAGCAGCATCTCGACACTATCAACTACGCCAAAATTACCAAGGGTGTTCTGCATTATATCAGCTGCATTTTGTTGGCTATCTGCTTTAACTGTTGTTGATCTTGATATGTCAGAATCTTCTCTTCTAAATCTCACTGTATAATGTCCTGGAGCATATTCATTACTGAATTTAGGTGTCTTTTTGCCAACACGTTTTTCTTGCGCCATACGCACCATTGATTTTAGAGAATCTTTACTAATAATGCCTGCGCTATATCTGCCAAATGCTTGGATGATGTCTTCTTCACCTTTAATCAAAGGACTTAGGAACTTATACATCTTTTTAGCATATTCTTGACGTTCTGCTTCTGGATCAGCAGCAATGCCCATAGCGCGAACATAACGCAACAGTGTAAGTTTAATCTTATCTAAATCATTAAGATAGTCGCCACCAGCACTACGCACTTCAATGTAATTGGCTTTGATGTTTACGGTTACATAACGATCACTGACTGTTTTAATCATCTTTTTCATTATATTTGCAGCCACAGTATTCATTCCGTCTTTAAACACTGCAAGCATTTGTTCTACACTGTTCTCACCGCCTTCGCGATCCTGTTGAAATTGTATTTGACTGCGCATTTTCTTTATCATGCTCTTGGCATAAGTGTTTGATTCTCTGCCAAATTGACGCAGCACATACTCATCGCCGAGGAATAGTGTGAATTTCAAATGGTCTACATTGTCCATAGTCTGTCCAGGAATACTAATGCCCATATGGAAACCAGTCGATCTGTCGGTTCTACATCCGTATTTTTCTGCCCACGCAAATACTTTGTCTAAGTATTCTAAACATTGGTTAAGCGGCAGAGGAGGACTTACTAATTCAAGACCGCCCTCGCCTTCGCTTTCTTCAGCGTCAATACTGCTGTCTGGTTCAAGAATAAAAAAGTTTGTGCCGCGTTTAGCACTGTGATATCCGCTACTGCCTTTTACTTCCATGCCAATTGCTGCTGAAATAGAATCCGCAACATCGTTTATATCATTTTGACCTGGACCATTACCACCTCCGTATTCAGTCCAGTGTGGCCAATCTAAATTAAAGTTATTGGCAATGTCACTCATAAATGGATAGTTCTGACGGAAAAACTTTTCTACATACATGTCATAATCGATATCTTCGCGATACTTTTCCCATGCAGTGTCTTGTGCATTTCGATACATTTCTAGATCAGGATCAGAAACTATTTCATCAATCTCTTCGTTGCTCATGTCAGGATTTTCATCTTTTAAAACTTCTCTAACCTGATCTTCAATTTCGTTTTCAAATTCGTCACGAGCTTTTTCGTCGGCATATTCAAAAAACTCTTCATCAATCCTTTCTACAGCACGTTCTACTGTACGACGACTGTTATAATCGCCTACGAAAAAATTAAAAATATCATTATTGTCGCTTACACGCTCGTCCATATCATAATCAGGTTCTGATTCATAATCATCTTCTTCACTTGATTGAACATTTGGAATAATAAGCTCTGCTTCAAAACCAGCAGTCATTGCTTGTGCAAAAGTAGTCTTAGCGAAGTCCTGCAATGCACCTGGACTCATACTAACTTCGTCTAATTGTGTTTCAAATATATCATGAAGGCGCATTGTTAACTCTCGCTAAAAACAATATTTAGCGAGAATTGATGCTAAACTTCAAGAACTAAATCGTTCCTAAACGCATTACGTTCGCCTGGATAACCGTGTGGATTACACACAACACGGCACTCTCCAATACGATAATCAAACGTATGATGCACATGTCCGTGTATCCATAGCTTGATCTTTTCCAGACTTAGAATAAACTCATCCAAGTCACTACAGAACGCACCGTTCATTATATCCTGATTGCGATACATTGCAGCAATGCTTTGTCTACTGGGAGCATGATGACCCAGCACAACTACATCACCCTCCCATTGCTCTGTGCCCATTTTAATTAAATCCAGGCTAGCGCGATGCGCTTCTACAGTGTCAACAGGCCGTAACTTATGATAAATGCCGTTGCGATGAATAGTAATTGTTCTATAGTCATTCATCAGCGTAGGCATACTCATCATAGTCAATGGATCACTTTTGTTTAGATCGGTCCAAAGACTTGTACCAATAATACGCACATTGCCAAAGTTTAGCCACGCATTATCCATGAGTGTAATGTTGGGCCAAGGATCTAGTGCATCACGAAGCCAATTAGCAGTGTCGTTCCAACGACCGCTGTAGTGTTCGTGATTACCCATGATGTACAGTACACGATCAAACTCTTGGCTAATTTGATTGAAGAAGCGACGATAGTATTCGCCCTTTTCATTATCGCGATAAAGGTGTGCAGCCAAGCAGATATCGCCAGCGAGACAGAGTATGTCTGCGCCAGCGTTTTTAATTTGAATGTTGTCGTTAAACTCTAAGTGCAAATCACTTACTAGTTGTAGTTTCACTCAATATTTCCTTCATTTGATCATACGGTAGATAATATTCCATCATAGTTGCTATAGCATCACGCCAGCGTCTGTTATTACAAAGATCTTCAAATTCATAAGGTTTGAGATCCTGTAAGCGCGATTCTAAAGCTTCAATATCACTAATCATCCCTTTATAATCTTGAATAAGAATATCTTGGAACAAGCTATCAGCAGTTTCTGAGCTAATTTCAATTTTAAACATTAGTTAATCCTCTACATCAAAAAATTTAGATAAAAGAATTTGAAATTCTTTAGTTAAAAATTGTGTTTGATTTGAATCAAGAAGTATCTCGTAATCCTGTTGCAAGATTTCTACCAGAATAGAAAGTAATTCATTTGAGATTTCAACAACTTCTTCAACTTGAACCCGATCATCGATTAACTTCATAGCTGGTCTCCTACTGTTTTAGTATATTACTATGTAGAAGAAATGTCAATGTTGATTTAATGTTCAATTTAGGATTTTAATGATTACTTAAACAGATTTTTTATTCAATATATCTAAAATAATTTTATGTTTGTAATCACTAAACAATTTAATATTTTTTTCATAAAGTCTAACTTGCCAATGTTTAATTCCATTGCGACCTAATTTTGCTAACTCTTCAGGTTCGTATCCAAGATTGCAAATTTCAGCAAATAAATGAGCAGTAACTATTGTTTTCTGATGTTCAAGTTGATTTAACTTTAATACCAATCTCCCCATTGATTCACTGTCGGACCAAGGGCTAGACCATTTATTACCAAAAGGTACATCTGGATCGTGCATATAATCCTTAAACGGACCATTTCTTGCTTTATTAATTTCGTTTTTGTTGTCGTTTTCTTTATCCAAGTGAAATTTATTAAACTTAAAGGTATCTATTAAATGATATCCTTCTTTGCTTGTTAAAAAATTAAAAGTTTCGATAATTTGTTCTTCTGTTTCTGTAGGTAATCCTGCAATAAACATTGCTGAAATTATTGCTTTGTCTCCCCATGATTCTCTACATAAATGCAGTATTTCAACTAATCTGTTTTTGTCAGTCATTTTTCCAATGTATTTTCCTACACTGGGAGTAAATGATTCTATGCCCATTAAAGCTCCAACCATGCCAGAATCTATAATCAAATCTGCTTGTTCTTTTGTTTTAATTGTATCGAGTCTTACATAACCAGCCCATTTAAAATCAATTCCAGTTTCATTTTTTATTCTAACCAAGTATTTCAATTTCTCATAATAATCATTGCTGATATTATCAGTAAGATTGTACATACGTGTACCAAACTTTTCGTAATTACTAACTAATTCATTTTTTAAACTTTGATAATCACGCATGTATTCATTTTTCTTCTTCCCTAATGATCCAAAGTTACAAAAATGACAACTGAATACACAGCCTGAAGCTATTTCAAATGCAAGACTTTCTTTAGGATTAATAAAATCAGTAATATCAGCAGCAGTACTAACATTAGAAAAATCAGTAATAGGATCACTTCTAACTAGTTTTCTAGTAACAACAGTTTGTTCTAAATTTGCTGCGGCTTTTTTAATAGTACTAGCGCCCGACCCTAATACAAAATAATCTACATAGGGTTCTAATAAATTAAGTTTCCAACGTTTTCTAATTTCATAATCGAACATTTTTCGTTCGTCTATTAACCATCCGCCTATTAGTACTTTTGCATTGTATTTTTTAGCATTGCAACAAACATGAAATATTTTTTCATATATGTCTACACCCTGACTATTTGTACCCCATGTTGGAGAAATGTTCTTATTTCGATCTTCATCTTCACTTAAAAAACTAGTACTGATACAAACAATAGAATCTTTATCTTTACAAAAATCTTTAATAATAATCTCAAGTTCTTGATCAGAAAAATGAACGAAGTGATGGATTTGTTTTACTTCAAATCCATCACTTCTTAATTCATTAGCTAATCGTAATGCACTAGAACTTTTTAAAAAACCATGATAAAAATTGGCAAATATAATTGCTCGTTTTTCCATTATTATTTTAACTTGCCACTCTCAAAAGCGATTACATCTTCAATATCTCTAAATCCCTTTTTGTTAAAGGCATTTAACAGCTTAGTTAAATCGTATCCTTTGAAAACAATAAAGTGAGGAGGCGAATATACTACCTCGTTGTCAGAATTAATAATAAATTGTTTTTTATCTTTTCTTACAATTTTAAACACTTTGTTGCTCCTAAAAAAATGGTCTCGGTGGAGAGATTCGAACTCCCGACCCTCTGGTCCCAAACCAGATGCGCTAGCCAGACTGCGCTACACCGAGTTGATTTTTATATTATATATGCTTAGAAAGATTTGTCAACACAAATGGCGGAGGGTAAAGGAATCGAACCATCACCGCAGAGCGGGGCACGGTTTTCAAGACCGTTTGCCTACCTTAGACGCTACCCTCCGTTTTTATTATCCTTGTTTGAATCCTATAATAATACTGTTAGTGTCAACATACACTTTAAGTCTACTGGGGTCTACATCTATATTAAAATCTAAATTAGGTTCAATTAAACTAGTTGATAATCCATATTTGCTTGCAGTAGTCTGTAATGCATCGTATGCGTTCCAATAATTTTGTCCTATAAATTGTTCAATTTCTTCCATTTTTTTTACCTTATAAATGGTGCCCCAGGAGGGACTCGAACCCCCAAAATCCTGATTTTGAGTCAGGCACGTATACCAGTTCCATCACTGGGGCATAAATTTGGTGCGCCTGGTAAGACTCGAACTTACAACATCTGGTTTCTAAGACCAGCGCCTCTACCGATTGGACTACAAGCGCATATTATTATTCTATGTTCAAATTGATTTTAAGTCAACCTTCTTATTTATAAGCATCTATTTCTATTATTTTTGGTTCTAATAGATTTGCAATTTCTTCAGCCGAATTGCGAGATAGTTTGCCATTGGAATTTAAAGGCAACTCGTTAACAAAATAATAACTGGTTGGAATTTGACTAATACTCAGCACTTTTGCAACTTGATCCGCGACTGCAAAAATTATTCTGTCTTGTTCTATAACTGATGTTGAAATTATGATACTTAACTGATAAGATAATGGTAATGATGCATTTTTAAAAACAATACAATTTTCTATGCCTATAATATTTTTTACAACATTTTCGATAGCTAGAGCATCAAATTTAGCGCCTCCTATATTAATCATAGTGCTGTTACTGCGTCCGGTAATATGTAAATTATTGTGGTCATCAATAAATCCCATGTCCCCAGGATAAAAATAACCCAATCTAAATTGTTCATTGTTGTTATCTAAGTATCTTGTAACATGTCGAGTTGTCTTTGGCAATCTTATTATTCCTACAGTACCTTTATTAACAATACGATCATTTTCATCAACTATTTCAGCACCAGCATTAGTAATTAAAGGTTGACCCATATGAGATTCAAAATTGTCCAAAGTTGTATATTTTTTAATGTAATTTCTAGACGTTTCAGTGGAACCATAACTTGAATGAAATTTATTAAAGTATTTTAAAAATTGTTCAACATCTTGTTTTTGTACGGCAGCGCCACTTACTTCTAATGTAATGTCATAAGGAACATTGGGCCTATCTATCAGGCTAACAAATTTTTGTGCTTGTAATACACTACCTAAACAAAATAATTTTTTATAATTACAAAGATTTTTTGGTTGAGTGTTTACTATAATAATAATCCCTTTTAAAATTGCTTGTAATGTATGATATTGGGCACTCGATTTTAAAGGAAAAAATAATGTGAAATAATTTTCAATATCGCCGTCAAACATGTTTAGATCATTAACACGATGCCAAAAAGTTTTAAAAGTTAATGGAATAAATTTAGGTTTTCCTGTGCTTCCACTACTTTGTGCTATCATACATATATCTTCAGCACTGTCAAATCCATTAGCTTGAATGCTAATAGATAACGGTTGTAACCAAGATTCATCTAATCTTAAAACTTTATCGCCACTATAGCTTTTATTGTTAGAATAGATAATATATTCTATTGGTATTTGAGCATCTAATACATCTTGATTAACTTTAATCCAAGCAGCGCCAACAGCACATAAAGCTCTGGTTATTGCATGGGCTTGTACAGCATCGTCGATATCTAAGCCAACCAATGTTTTTTGTTTAATACCATTAGCAGATAAATGTGCAATATAATTTTTTATAATAAATTCAAATTGATTGGCTTTTATATCAGCATAGTCGCTTTTGAAAATTGTTTTGTTTGGGTTATTGCTTAGATATTGAAGCAATTCAAAAGTAATGTTGTATTCTTGCATACAATATCTATGCTTAGTCGACGGTAATACATTCAATTGCTGATTTACATAAAAATTCTAATCCTGATCGATCTCGATACTCTTTATTGTAAAAAACACGTTTGATGCCAGACTGATAAATTAACTTAGCACAATTTAAACAGGGAGCATGAGTTACAAAAATATCAGCACCTGCACCGCTGCTATTAGACTTAGCTAATTTTGCAATGGCATTTGTCTCAGCATGTAATACTTCAGCTTTAGTTACTAGTGCATATCTTTTTCCATTTTCTTCTAGCGGCCATTGTTTTTCGATTATTTCAGCATCTAACCATCCACCAGCATCCTCATTCATATAATGTCGTTCTTCACAAACATTGTCCCACTCTGCTGGCATACCGTTATATCCATAACTAATTACTGAATCATCTTTAACAATAACAGCACCTACTTGCAGTCGTTGTGCATGACTTAGATTTGCAACTCTTTTAGCCCAATCCATGTATAAATTTTGAAATTTTGTTTTCATTGTGCCTCAAAAAATGGAGCGGACGATGGGATTCGAACCCACGACCTTCTGCTTGGCAAGCAGAAGCTCTACCCCTGAGCTACATCCGCTTATGGCTCCCGGAGCAGGGCTCGAACCTGCGACCCGCTGATTAACAGTCAGCTGCTCTACCCGCTGAGCTATCCGGAAACATATTAATAGTATATAGTCAAAATTGAAATAGTCAACTCAATTTACCAGTCCTATATTTGGCAAAAAGTATTTTGCCTAAAGTATAAGATTTAGTAAACATAATTTTACGAATTTGATTTTGATTCTTTAACATTTTATATTTGTTGTTTAGAAAATTATCAGACTCTGACAAAAAGCCATCAGCATAAGATTTAGGTTCCAATTGCTTTATCAATTTTACATCAGGAATTACCAATGGTTTAGGCCCTGCATATGTTCGTAGATCATAATCAGGATATATTACCCTGTTATAAAGTCTTTCGATCATTCTAGCAGGACTCATAAACATAGT